CGGCGGGCTGAACACCGTACAAAGCACCCCGTTGACCGAAATATTAGGAGGTTAAACCATGAATTACAGTTTCAAAGTAACAACGGGAGGCCGGGAACTGCTGGCCGCCCTACTGGCCACCGGCAAAGAACTGGAGATCACGCGGGTGGCCGTCGGCAGCGGCAAGGTGGCGGAGGACGTGAACCTGGCCGACATGACCGAACTGATCCAGTATGTGGCGGAGGGCACGATTGCCCAGCGCCGCCACCAGGACAATGTGCTGTATTTGACAGTGCAGTATAGTTCCAATTCCACCCCCGGCCTGGGTGCTTTCTACCTGGCGGAGTTTATCGTGGAGGCGCGGCACCCGATCACCGGGGAAAGCGTCGTGATCCTGTACGCCACCCTGGGCGACTATATCCAGCCCGTCAACGCCTTTTCCGAAACCCTGCCCCCGGATATTCGCAACTATCCCCTGGCCATTGCGATTTCGGATGAAATCGAGGTCACGATCACCGCGCCGGCGGGCCTGGTGACCTATGACGACCTCCAGGACGCCGTGGACAAAGCCTGCAAGGACCTGGTGAACACCATGGCCACCGGCGGCATTAAAAAGTCCATTGATTTTGTGATCCCTGCCGCTGACTGGGTGGAGGATCCCAACAAGGTCAACGGGTACGGTTTCTATTACGATCTGATGGATGAAGAAATCACCGCCACCCTGATCCCGGACACCGTGATCACCGAGGGCAGCCAGGAAACCGCAAAGCTGGCCGGCATGAGTACCACGGCCACCACCTACGCCGGATATGTCCGCCTGAAATGCGTGGCCCGGCCTACGGCGGAGATCGTGGGCACCTGCCACCTGCTGGGCAAGGGCGCAACTGGCACCACCACAACCGTGATCGGTGACCTGCCTGTGGCCACCGCTGACACCCTGGGCGGCGTCAAGGTCCAGGAGGGATCCGGACTGAAAATCGACAACGACGGCAACCTGTCCGTTGATACCGCCAGCGAGGGCGAAAGCACCGACGCCATGGATGAAATCTTTAACAGCGGCGCCGGCGACGATACCGGCGAATAACCGCCGCTTTTCCCATAGCACCGCCGCCACGGCGGCGGGATAACAACCGACATTTCCGGCCACTGGCCGAAAATGAATATATTTTTAGGAGGACTTAATCATGTCCAAGAAAATCATTACCCTGGATCAGTTCAAGCAGCTGGCCACCAAAGTCAAGACCGAGGACGACGCCCTGGGCGCACAGATCAGTGAAGTTGCTGGCCGCGTTGAGAACCTGATCGCCACCGGCGGCGAACCCAACGTGCTGAATGGCGTTAAGGTCAACGGCACCGCCCTGACCATCACCGACAAGATGGTGGATATTCTGATCGCCTCCGGCGAGGAGAACGGCACCATTTCCGTCAATGGCGCCGCCGTTGCCGTCAAGGGCCTGGCCGATCTGGCATACAAGTCCGAGATCTCCGAGGCCGACCTGGACGAGGCCCTGCTGGCCTCTATTGCCGCCAAGGCCACCAACGCCGATCTGGAGGCCCTGACCGTCCGCGTCGGTAACATCGAGGCCGCCGGCTACCAGACCGCCGAGCAGGTCCAGACCGCCATCCAGGCCGCCATTGCCGCCTCTGGCCACGCCCATTTCGAGGAAGTGGACGCCGTGCCCTCTGCCGAGGACGCCCAGGAGAACGTCATGTACCTGGTTATGAACGACGAAACCGGCCACTATGACATTTATGCCAAGGTGGGCGACGCCGTTGTGCTGCTGGACGACACCACCGTGGATCTGTCCGCCTACGCCAAGACCGCAGACGTGACCGCCGCCATCCAGGAGGCTATCGCCGGCCTGAACATTGACCAGTACGCCACCGATACCGAACTGGCCGCCGCTGTGGCCCGTATCGCTGCCGTCGAGGCCAAGTTCGACGACTACTACACCGCCGCTACCATCGACACCATGCTGGCCAACTACTACACCAAGACCGAGATCGACGGTGAGCTGGCCAAGAAGATGAATGTTGCCGACATGGGCACCTACGCCACCGACGACGAAGCCGCCGCCGCTGCCGCCCAGGCCCTGGCCGACGCCAAGACCTACGCCGACACCGCCGCCGCCAACGCCGTCACCAACGCCCAGGCCACCGACGCAGAGGTGGAGCAGGCCATGAACGAGGTTTGGACCCCCTCCGAGGGCTAATAACTGATCGTACATCGGCAATCAAGCAATAAGAGAGGGGGCGGGGCCACCACCCCGCCCCCTCTTGTCTATCAGGAGGTGAAACCCAGTTGGCTGACGAAAAAAACATCACAGTGGCGCAGTTCAAAGACTTTGCCGCAAAGGCCGACGAAAGACTGGACAAGCTGGAAACCGGCAAAGCGGACAAGGTTTCGCCCGTCAGTATCACTATCCCGGTTTCCGCCTGGACCGAGAACACCGACACCGCCACCAAGGCGGCGGGTTTCGCGTTCTATGCGGATACTGCGGTGGAGGGACTGGCGGCGGAGGATAGCACGGACACCGTGCTGGATTACGCCAGCCTGGAACCCGCCAAAGCCTGCGGCATGGCCAACACGGCCAGCCCCATGGCGGCGAAAATTCGACATTATGCAGTAAGCAAACCCACCACGGCCCTGACCGCCACCCTGCGCGTGTTCAAGGCCAAAACCCAGTAAGGAGGGATCCCAAACATGAACGGATCTGTTAATGTTCCCGGTGCCTCCGCTGCTGATCTGGCCCTGGTAAAGAAAACGGCGGACGACGCCGCCGCATTGGCACAAAAGGCCCTGGACGCCAGCGGCACCATGACGATCAGCGCGGTGCCCTCCCAGTCCGGTGCCCTGTCCTACACCGGCCAGGAGCAGACGCCCACCTGGAACAACTACACCGAGGAAACGCTGACCATTGGCGGCGTGACCGCCGGCACCGACGCCGGCACCTATGAGGCGACATTTACCCCCAATGAGGGGTACAAGTGGAGCGACGGCACCACGGATCCCAAGACGGTTTCCTGGACCATCAACCGCGCCACCATTGCAACCGTGCCCTCCCAGTCTGGCAGCCTGACCTATACGGGCAGCGCCCAGTCCCCCAACTGGAGCGGCTACGACGCCAGCAAAATGACCCTGGGCGGCACCACTTCCGGCACCGCTGCCGGCAGTTATAACGCCACCTTTACCCCCGGCGCCAACTACCGTTGGAGCGACGGCAGCACCACCGCCAAGACCGTGGCCTGGACCATTGGCCGCGCCACGATCTCCGCTGTGCCCAGCCAGTCCGGCAGCCTGACCTATACGGGCAGCGTACAGTCCCCGTCCTGGAGCGGGTACGACAGCGCCAAAATGAGCCTGGGCGGCACCACCTCCGGCACCAACGCCGGCAGCTATAACGCCAGCTTTACCCCCACCGGGAACTATAAGTGGAGCGACGGCACCACCGGCGCCAAGACCGTGGCCTGGTCCATCGGCAAGGCGGCGGGCAGCCTGTCCCTGTCCCCCACCACCATGTCCCTGAACGCCACCACGAAAACCGGCACCATCACCGTGACCCGTGCCGGCGACGGCGCGATCACCGCCACCTCCAGCGCCACCGGCGTGGCCACCGTCAGCGTGTCCGGCAACACCGTGACCGTCACCGGCGTGGCCTATGGCACCGCCACCATCACCGTCAAGGTGGCCGCAGGCACCAACCACACCGCGCCCGCAGACAAGACCTGCAGCGTGTCCGTCAACATTTTCAATTCCACCCTGAACTCCAACACCTGGGCGCAGATCAAGGCGGCCAGCGATGCCGGAGAGGGCGCGAACTTCTGGGACGTTGGCGACACCAAGACCATCACCATCAACGGCACCGCCGGCGCCACCACGTTCTCCAACCTGTCCGTGGACGCCTTTATCATTGGCTTTAACCACAACAGCACCAAGGAGGGCACGGGCCGGATCCACTTCCAGATCGGCAAGATCGGCGGCAAGGACGTTTGCCTGTGTGATAGCAACTATAACAGCCAGCAGACCGCAAGCGGCAAGTTTACCATGAACACCAGCAATACCAACTCTGGCGGCTGGAACAACAGCCACATGAGAAAGACCGTGCTGGGCAGCAACGCCACCCCCAACAGCCCCACGGCCAACACCCTGCTGGCCTGCCTGCCCGCCGATCTGCGCGCCGTTATGAAGTCCGTCACCAAGTACAGCGACAACACCGGCGGCGGATCCAACACCGCCAGCTATGTCACCGCTACCACGGATTATCTGTGGCTGCTTTCCGAGTTTGAAGTGCATGGCAGCAGATCCTACGCCAACAGCGCGGAGCAGAACAGCCAGGCCCAGTATGACTACTACAAGGCCGGCAACAGCAAGGTGAAGAACAAGCACGACGCCACGACCACGGCGGCCAACTGGTGGCTGCGCTCTGTCAGTGCCAGCTACGCGAACAATTTCTGCCGTGTCATCACGGACGGCAGCGCCGGCGGCTACCTCGCGTTCTATTCCTATGGCGTCGCGCCCGGCTTTGCCGCCTAATCGCCGCAGCATATCCGCCTAAATCCCGCCCATGGAAATGGGCGGGATCCTGGGCACACCAGAAAGGAGGTGGCCCACGGTGTCAGTCCTGAAAGAGAAACGAACCACCAGCGCGGCGGAGTACGTCAACACCGCCAACCTGATATACATGGAAACCGTCGCATTTTTAACCCGGCTTTCTGCGAGGTATTCCAGACTGGTGGCCGACGGCACGGCCAAGCTGGCGGGTGAAGTGATCGACCACACCGAAAAGGCCAACAAAATATTTCCGTCCGACGATCAGCGGAAAAGTCTGCGAAAGGCGCACCTGCTGGAGGCCATGGCCTCCCTGTCTGCGCTGGACGTGCGCCTGACCCATTGCTATCTGATCATGCAGCAGAACCCGCAGGGCTGTTTTACCGACAGCAAAGGGAAAAGCCTGCCGCCGGCGGAGGCAATGGACAAGCTGGACCACATGGCCCAGCACCTGGGTGAACTGATCGACCAGGAGGAAACCCTGCTGCGGAACATTATGGAAAGCGACAGGAAACGAAAGTAAATCTTTATGGGTGTATCTCTGCAAACGCGCCGTATGGCAGGGCGGCGGGTGCGCTTTGACGGCGGCCAACTGGTGGCTGCGCTCTGTCAATGCCAGCAACACGAACAATTTCTGCCTTGTCAACACGGACGGCAGCGCCAACAACAACAACGCGAACAATTCCTATGGCGTCGCGCCCGGATTTCATGTAAGCCCAAAAGGCTGGGTCAAATGCAGTAGGTGATCGAACCGGACCCAAAATGAAAGGAGAGATACTTCCCAGGCGAAAGCCTAAAACTGCCCTTTGAC